CGAAGTTTTAGATGAAAGCAACGATGCGCCAGCCATAGAGCTTAAAACTCGCAACGTAGAAGGACGAGATTACTACTACTGCAAACCAACTAAGATAGGACGTAAGCATTCAATGATGGGAGGGAATTTCTGCTGGTCTTCCGATAGCCGCTTCCCGATACACTATCCCCTCCCAATACATGACAGAGTAGAAGACTAATCCAACATATTAAAAGACCTGAGCAAGTCCAGAAACTACTCAACAAGTCAAAAAAAAGAGGAAATAAAGCAATGCAATACCTACTATCCGATCTACGATTGACAACTACCACAGGAAAAGGATTTAGAAAAAATAAAGAAAACTTAGCGGCGATCGCTCATGTCTATCCAAACATACACTGGGGTGAAAACCTAACGCCCGATGAGGTATTGAAAGAATGGAATATACTCAACGGTTTTTACATTGTATATATTGAAGAATCTCTCTTGGCTTTTCAAAACCCACCAATTAAACTAGGCAAAGATGATAGGGTGTGGATAGCCACAAATGGTGACAGATACAAAGCTTTTATAACCACTGGTCAATATGGGTCGGAAACAATGCTAGTTAAAGTTCCTCAATACAACACGCCAACTAGGAAATATGAAGTCTAAAATCTAACCAAATAAAAAACAAAACAAGTTAAGCGGGGGATCGATCCTCTGCTTTTTTATTGAGAATGATTGCAATATTATTGACGTTATTCTCAATAAATTTCAGAGCTTTAGAGGTCAAAATCATAGCTTTTGTACATCAAATCGCAGTACAGATTACCTGTAAAAATAGTGAAAAATTTAAAAAAGACGAAAACGCTAGAACCATTGGCGTGTATGGGTTTAAGGTGTTCGATAGTCCTTATAGTATTATAATGGCTGTGCAAAAGCTCTTTCCCTGGTTTTATCGTCCTTAATTTGTTAAACTGAAGGAGTAATAAAAATATAAAAATAAAATGGGTTGGCTCAAAAAAGACTTGGCGAATAAGCTCAATATTCCTGCGGTGGGTTTTGCAACACATAGTAGATTCGACGGCAAGCGTTATCACAATACCCCCATCGGTAATCTTCCAGGCGTTACAACCATATTGAATGAGACTAAGCATCCCTCAGCTAAGGCTGCTCTAGATCGATGGAGAGATAACAACCAAGATGAGAGCGATCGCTGTCTAGCAAGGGGAAACGAACTGCACAGCGAGATTGAGAATTACTTCAATGGTGTATTTGAAGGCGAACAAAAAACTATATATTCTTATAAGGGGCTAGGAGGCTTTTTGAGAGGCTTAAAGCCTTTAGCGATAGAATACCCATTTTACAGTTTAAAGGGCTATGCTGGCTCTCCTGACTGCCTTGCAGAGGATGATAGGGGGTTAGTGCTTACAGATTGGAAAACTAGCACCAAGAAAAAAACACCTTCTCAGGTTGCAGACTATTTTCTCCAACTCTCAGCCTATGACCAACTAATTATAGAAAACCTAGATTTGATGGTGGATAGGGCTATTGTGGCGCTGGCGATTGAGGAAACTAAGGAAATGAGATTCTTTGAACTTGACCGAGCAGAGCTAAATGTTTGTTATCAAAGCTTCTTAGATCGGCTGGAAACCTACGCCAGTATGAATTGCGTACTATTTTAGAAATTATTTTCTAATTTAGCTTGACAAATTATAATCTAGTAGGTGATAATGAAATTGCAGACAAGAGAGGAAAGACAGATGACCGCAACAGCAACAGCAGCAGTAGCACAGCACTTAAACGTAGTAGAATCGGCAATCATTAAAATTGAAGAATGGAACAATGTTCTTTTCGTTGTGGTGAAGAGTTTAGGCGCGAGATTTGTTAGCAAGAAAATCACAGAAAAGAAAGTCACAGTTAAGAAATTGATTGACACTAAAACGGGTACAGTAAGCTATGGAATCATCACAGCTAAAGGTGGCTGCTATAACACATATAAGACTGAAAGAGCAGCTAAAAACGCACTGGCTAAAATGTCTGAATGGTATGTGGAATATCATGCTAACAGCGCTTTAGGGTCATATATGATGAGTATTGCTAGCGGTCGTTATCAAGTTGTTAATCTTTAATTCAGATAATAATAGTAGAGGATAAACCAATGCTGAAAGATTTACCACTCAATGTTATTCTGGCAATGCTGGGATATACAACCGAGCCATCCAACACCATATACAAGAGAAACGTTCTTAAATCTGGCGTGGTGGTGTTTAAAGGTGACTGTTTTGAGGTTTTTGCATGGTTGAGGAGTCATTATGAAATGTTGAGATAAACTAATCAAAGTTGACAACACATTGCTCTCAATCTAGAGAGCTTTTCTATTTTAAGGATTCAATCATGCTTGTGCGTCATTTCAGGAAAGTAATTATGCTTGCTCAACACCAGTCAAAATCTCAGGAACACTACACGCCAGATTTCATCCTCTCTGCCACGCGATCACTATTAGGTGGGATAGACTTAGATCCTGCTAGTTCTGAAATTGCCAACCAACGAGTAAAAGCCCATACCTATTACACCAAGGAAGATAACTCATTACACTTACCCTGGTGCGGTAAAGTTTTTCTAAACCCACCTGGGGGTAAGCTAAAAGGAACCAGAAGCCTAACAAAAGCATTCTGGCAAAAGCTAGTCACGGAATACCTACTTGATGAACATTTAATTGGTCATGTTACTGAAGCCATCTTTCTAGCCTTCAGTATCGAATTATTGCAAACGAGTCAGAACGGGGCAGACAATCCGAAATACTGGGCTACCTCCTATCCCATCTGCATCCCCAAGCAACGAATAAGCTTTATTGATGCTGATGGTAACGCACAAACCTCACCACCTCACGCTAGCGCCATTATATATTTACCACCCAAGTGGTATGGTATTTCTGAAAAACCTTGGGATATGAATAGGGCTGAAGAGTTTAAGGAAAAGTTTATTCATATTGGTGCTGTTGTAGGGATTTAAAAATAAATTAAAGGATTATATAATGAACACTAAACAACTAGAAATTGGGCAAAAAGTTGGGATGGCTACTCGTTCTAGATATCCCGAAGCTAAAATCGCAACCATTGACCGTAAAACGCCATCGGGTCAAGTATTAGTTAATGGCATACGTTTCAGCAACAGGGGCTATCAAATAGGTGATGATACTTACTATCTTGTTAGTATTGAAGAAGCGGAAGAAATAATAGAAAAGAATTCTTTACTGAAAAAAAAGATTCAAGATAAAAAAGAAGCTTTTGACCTATCACCGGAAGGGATAAGCAAAAAAGCCACAGCCGCAGCCATAGAGATTTTAAACCAACATGGGTATTACCCAGACGTTGATGGAGACTGGTGGGGAATGATGGGCAATGTTGAAGCGATGATCGCTGAATACCTAAAACTGGAACAAAGCAAACAAGATAAAACTCAGGTAATAGAGGATGTAAAATAAACAACATTTTAGTTAAATTATAAAAACCCGACAAACATTAAATCTGTCGGGTTTTTTAGTTTATCTGTTATCGCGTGTTTAGCCTTGTTGTAAGCTTCTATCCTGTTTGGGGATTAGCAGCCGCCAGAAGGCTTCCTTAATTGCTTCTACGGGATTAGTATCAAAAAGGAGAATCATTCGTGCTGCTGTGTCCTCTACCTGCTGGATATAGAGTAATTCCTTTCGCTCTAGTGCATCCCTTAACGCTTTCGGATCTACTCCTAAATCTTCAGCCAGCGCTTTAGCTTTGCGGTTAAAGATGGTGAGATTTACTGCTTGAGCCGTGTTGGTGTAAATCCATTTTTGAGCGTTTGCCGATAGTTCTGGGTGGCGTTCGATATAAACGGCGATCGCGCCTGTTAACTCAGAATGAGTGATTTTACCATCCACTCGTGTGTTTTCCCATTCTTTGAGTTGCTTTTGATGCGGTGGTTGCCACCCTGTGATTTGTTGAATCCAGGTTTCTATACCTAACTCGTTGAATTTGTCAAGGCTGTACTCTGCTGTCTCATTGTCTGAGAACGCATAATGCTTGATTATTTTGGCACAAGCGAAAGAACGAATAATCTTAGTCTTGCCGCCTTTTTTCACATAACTCTCGCGCAGGTATAAATCTATATTCTCTAAGGCTTTCAGTCGTTTTGGTGCTTTACTTTCGCGCAGGTTAGTTAACAGTCCTCGGAGGCTCGATTCGTTGATACCGGACAGAATAGCCAGTCCCCTTTGACTCATTCCAGATTCTCCCGTACTGTCTACGGTAAAGAACTCAACCCCGTTTTCTACAACCCTGATAATTTGAGACATAATAGAGATTGCACCTTATTTTTCGGTTTGGTGTAAAAGCGATCGCCGAGTTTTCGAGACAGAGGCGGTCGTTTTTGCGTATCTACACCTAGTATATTATATTTTCTATTTAATGTGTAGAGTGTTAAGTAGCCTGAAACCTATATATTATGAGCGTTTCAGGCTTTTAAGTGTCGTATTTTTGTAAGATTAAAAAGAAATTCTGAAATTAAACTATAAAAAAGGGTTGACATTTTATAATCTAGTAGGTGATAATGATTTCAGAGAGGAAATGGAGGAAACACGAGATGGCTACCACAATTACACGTAGGCGCGCCAAGAAAGGAGGAGAAGTTTCACCAGTTAACGGGAAATTCTACAAAGGCGGTTGGTTTATGCCTGATAAAATCGACGGTGGAGGGGCTGATAAACCCAAAAAGAAAACAGGTAAAATAGAAGTTGCACCTTATGTGTGGGAAGTGCCACCAACCCCAGAGCATAGAAGTATTTTCCGATGCTTCCATGATTATTTTGATCCTGACGGTAACTATATTGCAGAAGCTATCCGATTTGCTGCACAAATGGCTGGTATTACTTACGGTAAAATGTTAATGCAAGCACACATTGCTAAAGCTAAATATGAAAAAGGTTTTAAATTCTTCCGAGAAGACGAGAACGGCAAACTACATTTTGTTTAATTTGAATAGACCTGAGTAAGTCTTAAAACTGCTGTTCAACCAACAAGAGAGGAAAGAGAGATGACTAAGTATACAGTTCGAGTTAAAGCTACTTTACTGGTTTATACATCAGTAGAAGTTGAAGCTAATTCACCAGAAGCCGCCGAAATACAAGTTAAAGAGAAGACTACAGATAACTTTTTTTCTCTGTTGCTTTCCTCTAGTAAGACTGGCGATAAGTTTAGAAAAACTTTAGAGTTTGAGATCGATCGTCTTTATGTTGAGGAATTGCCAAATAAAAGAGAGCAATAATAGTGCCAAATAGACCTAAGCAAGTCTCTAAACTGCTAAAAGACTTTGAGGAAAATCAATGATCAACAGAACATTACAAGGCACAGCAGATGAGGTTGTAGCAACAGCCAAACATCTGCGAGAACTACTAAAGAGTTTTGACAAGCTAGACAAGGTTAACGCCCAAGTGGAAGGTTCAGACGCGATAGTTAATTGGAATTTAGATTCTGAGTTAGAAGATGCTTTAAAGGGTTTTACAAGCGGTTTAAATTGGGAGGAAGAACAATGACAATTGCAGAACAAGTGCTAGAAGACCATCCAGAGCTAGACAACTATGAAAACCCTTGGGAAGAAGCGTTTCGGGATTATAGTGTGCATGACTTACAACCACAATTAGATGGTAGCAATATTGCGGTATTCAAAGATGAAAGTGCATTAATCTGGAGTAATGAATACAAATGTTGGAATCTTATCAAGAAGGTTAAAAGCCAAGGATTGATTGACAGAATTAAGCTTTTAGACAAAGAGTAACAAAAATTAAACCCTCTAGATGAGGGTTTCTCGGTTTTTAATGTTGTTTATATTTACATATATGTGGGAAAAAGATCCGATTAAATCGAAAGAAATTACAGGTATTGTAATTAGCACAATTAGAGAACATGGAAAACCGATGTCATTATATGAAATTGTGATCGGTACAGCCAAAAGAGGGCTTAAATCCAGACTCACTACCAAAGAAACAATATGGAAGCTGGTTGAGGAGAAGCAGTTAAGATTTACTAGGAATTGGATGGTAGAGATGAATTGAAACCAATTCCACAATTAAAAATAGACCAAACTAGAGTATATTATTCTAGTTTGGCTTATGTTATTTGAAGACGGCGCTTTATTATCAGCTTTTGGGGCAGTGAGTAACAAACTGCTGGGGTTTGGCGGCGATCGCGATCCTTTAGCAGCCACAGAGATTAATCCCACCCCTTATATTGATTTTGTTGCCCTAGAGCAGCTATACCGTAACAACCGCATTATTGAAAAAGCTATATCAGCCCTTCCCCATGATTCAGCATCTAAATGGGGCAATCTTCAGATAGGGAGTGAGCTAGAAGGAAGTCTCGACCCTAAATCTGCCAAACAAGTTGAACAACTATTGTTAAATCTAAACATTCCCAGCTTATTTGCTGAAGCTGGTACAGCAGGAAGACTCTACGGGGATGGCTTTCTCATCCTTGGTATTAATGATGGTGGTCAATATAAAGATCCAGTGCAGGAAAACAAGATTCGTTCAATTGACTGGGTGAAGCTGAGTGACCCAAACCAGATTAAACCTTATCTTCCCACTCAGCGAGGTGAGTTTGAGCATTACCAGATAGTTGCTAGGGAATATGGAGAGCATAACCAAAGTGATTTAGATAGAACAGACTTGATTCATAAGTCTAGGGTGTTGAGGTTCCCAGGTAAGAGGCTGTTTGGTCAGATGTATGCAACCACTTTCGGGCTAAACGATTCTATTATCCAGGCTATGTATAGCGAGTTTGTGGCATGGAGTAGCTCAGTATCATCGTCTGGTGCAATGCTCAACTCACACTCACTCTTTATCTACAAATTTAAAGGCTTGGCTGAAGCTGCTAAAACTAATAACCGTTCAGCACTCTATAACCGCTTTAGCTCAATGTTGATGGGACTTAGTAGCCTTAAATCCCTGGTAATTGATAGCAGTGGTGAGGATGCCAGCTTCATTAACCGCAATTATGGGGGAGTGCAATCTATTTTAGCTGAGTTAAAGGAAAACTTAGCAAGTGCGGCTGATATGCCCTACACAAAGATATGGGGAACTCCTACGGGGGGAGCATTTAGTGAGTCTGGAGCAAGCGATCGATATGAATGGGCTAATGCTGTGGATCGTTACCAGCGCTCAATCTTTATTCCAGAATTGAATAGATTAACCCGATATATGCTGCTGGCTTTAAATCGTAGAGTGCCAAATAGCTGGCAATGGATGTTCCCATCAGTGTTGCAGTTAAGCTTAAAAGAGCAGTCAGAGTTACAGAAGAACTTTGCCGCGTCAGACCAGATAAACGTAGCTATTGGCTCTCTCCACCCACTAGAGGTAAGGCATTCAAGATTTGGGGAAAGTCAGTTTGGCAACGATATAGAATTAAACCAAGATTTAGAAAAGGAACTGTATACCATGTCCACGACACCCCCCACACCAACAGCAGATAGCTTTAATGACTCGGTAGAGGGGGAACCACTATCTGATGAGGAATTAGACGCGATCGCTGAGATAACGGAGGAAGATAAGAAAAATGCCATTAATCATTGGAGGGTTAGTGCGGGTGAGACTTGGCGTAATTTGTTAGAGGCTGAGGTGGAGGGAAAATGATTATTTATCATTAGATTCTATATATGTGTTAAACAGTTTGAACCACTTTTCCTTTGTTGCTTTTACCACTAATCCAGCCAGTAAAGAACACTCAAAATCATCAACCTCATTCTGTAGATGTTCCATAAATTCAGGTAGTGTCATTTGTTGTGTTGGCATTTCTTCTCCTCATCAATATCCCTATAATATTGAAATGCACTAAACCAGTTATTGAAGGTTGTACGTTGTATTAATTTATCAAAGAAAAAACTCTGAAAGCTAGAGACATCATTCTCTGAATAACCGTTAGTTCTTAAATAGAACGTAAACTCAAATAAATCTAGTAGTTCATAATTAACCATATTTTTTAAATTCAAACTAAATTAAACCACCTATATTATATCAAATATGCAACGCGAGTTTGTTTATGACATTAGAACTGGCAGATACAGATACCGCGATACTGGCAAATTTGCGCCGCAATCAGCGATCCTCAGTCTTACCAGACGCAATATTGGCTTAACCTCAAAAGAAATGGAGACGATAACCAATCTTATGATGAGCGGTAGAATGCCATTAGGAGATTGGCAACGAACCACAGCTAAAATGCTCAAAACTCTCCATATTGAAAACTTGTTACTTGGTAGAGGCGGTTTGAATAGTGTTGAGGATGAGGACTATCTAGCAACTGGTAGACAGCTTAAGAAAGAGTACAAATATTTAAAACAATTTGCCCAAGATATTAAAAGCGGGAAGGTTAGTAAGGCTCAGGCAATGGAGAGGATTAAGCTTTATGCGAGAAAAGCTCGTTACTCTTTCTGGTATGGGCGCGATCGCTCTCTAATTAATAATAAATTTATGAGAAGGCATCTAGGTGGCAGCAACCATTGTGCTGAGTGCTTGGCTTATGCTGCTATGGGATACCAACCTAGAAATGTGTTGCCACTCCCTACAGAAGCCTGTACTTGCCGTTCTAACTGCCTCTGCACTGTTGAATGGGTGAATCGTCTACCAGGACAAGACACCTTGCTAGACAGCCTTAAAAGGTTTGGCAGAACTGTAGGGATGATTGGTTAACATAGAACTTCTGGATGCTGAGAATCTTTATATTGTAAATGATTGGCAATTATTGTTTTAAAAATGATTTTCAAGTCTTCTAGTGTATCAGCATGGAATCCGACTTCTTGAAAAGGATGTTCTAGGATTTTACCATAATAAACACAGTCGGGACAGGCGTAACTAAGTGTGAAACCGTTATAAATAAAGTGCTTTGTACCGCGAAGAGTTTTCTCTCCAGTAATTTCTTTTGCCGTCTTGACCTCAGATTTAGCAATAATTTCTTTAGCTTTTTCCTTAGCGATCGCTAGAAAATCCAGATAATTATCAACAATATCTTTGAAGCGTTGGTTTGCTTCTTTTATTGTTTCAACATTGAAGGCATAATCTAAATTGTCGTTTTCTTCAAGAACACAGTAGATATTCATTCTAACTAAGTCTATCTTTAATTGTGCATAATAACCCTTGTAATACAACCTACCACTACTGACGATGGGATTATTGTTTGATGAGTCTTCTCTGAGTTCAGCTATTGCTGATTGTACTTCTGGATTAGAGAATATTTGTACTAATCCATCTAAAATCTCTTTGTAATCTCTCGGTAGTTTACTCATGATTTTGTTATTTTTATTAATATTTTTGTAATCTAAAATTTCTATTCCCACAATATTATCTTCAGCGTCGTAATCGTAGACTACGCCAGGTTTAACTTCATCAGAATCAATAATCTTAGACTCTAACAGCTTAATGTAAATTGCGTAATCATCAGCAGTTATTTCAGGAGTTCTTTTCATGTTTGATCGATTAACTAGGGTTAGATATTCTTAAAATTAGGCAAATTAACAAAGTTGGAAATTATCTTCGTTCTGATGGTCTCTCTCATTGCATTTTCAAAATCAACCGTTGTTTGAAATTTGGCAAACAATGTTCGTGATATTTCATTTCTTCTACTACTACTGGTTGAATCTCCGAATTGACGCTCCATAACCTCAGCAACAATAGTCGCTACCACGTTTTTAGACTTACGTGCACCAAATATGTAGCTCCTTGTTTTTATTATTTCATATACTTCAGTATTCATACCAATCTCTATATGATTCCTATAAACTCTTGATGGTGATATTTGCACCATCTCATCGGAAGTAACTTCTGTAATTGTTGACGGGGCTATACAAAGTTTGATACCCATAACTTTTAAAATTTAAACTACATATTAATTATATCAAAAAGCCGAGTATACTAATCGGTTAAAAAATGATTGTTTAAACACATATTCTTTTCATTACAAGATCGTGTAGTTGTTTACTTGCTAAATCAATCACATAATCATCTATAGATTTTATACCGTAGTAAACAAAATTCATTTGATCAGCTAAAACCTTTAATTCTGTTAGAGCATCATCTACCATCAATCTGAGACTACATATTCTATTATTGTTTCTTATTGATTCGGATTCATAAGATATTAGATATTCAGCATCTGCCCAGCCATTTGTAAAAATATCCAAACACATTCCCCAATCATTTACGATCGATTCATTTTGTTTTCTCAATATGGCATCTATCTTACATTCTATAGCAGCATCCTCTGAATATAGTATTTCTTCATCGTCATAATAATCTGCTAGTTTGTAAGCAGATTCTAGTTTCTTCTCGTTTTCTTTTCGTCTATTCTCCTGGACAATTTTAACTATGTTTTTTAAATATTCTGGCACATCTCCCCATAGTGGTTTATATGTTGTCGCCCCGTTTAGTATCGGATTAACTTCTTTAATTAATAAATCCTCCATTTTGTATAATTGGTCATCGGTAAACTTTACTAAATCGTCACCAACCATTTGTCGATAGCAAAACTGTACCCCGTTGTTTAGCAGATATTGTAAATCTGGTGTTTTGTGGTGATATCCATTATTCCATCTATCGTATATGTCTTTACCTTTACCTATGTATATAACTTTTATGAAGTTTTTACCATCTTCTGATATTTCTCCAGTGAGATAGAAAACTGCATATATCCCAGGTCTTTTTTCAAATTTGCTTGGAGAATCTACCTCATAAGATCTTTGCCAAAAACACTTCCAATAGCTCATCCCCTCAACCCCCCCCCACAACTAAATTAGAACAATAATTATATTATAGCAATTTTCTAGTTTATAATGTAGGTAGAAATCAAAAGGCGATCACCGTGTCTCGAAAACAAGCGATCGCCTAAAACCCCTAAACGGAGATACTTTCATGGTAATACAGAAACATAGAAACGGAATAGAGCTTTTCAACCATCAATCTAATGGGGTTGGTATCGAACAGCGAGCAGACGATGGATTTATCAACGGAACCGCCATGTGTGTTGCTCATGCTAAACGAATTAATGATTGGTTGGATACTGTACCAACCTTAGAGTTATTTATCGCACTAGCTGAAGATATTGGCGTATCGGTCAATTACGCTTCTGTCGGTAATTTAAACGGTGTAAGGCTTTCGGCTACGTGGTATGTTAAACAGTTCCCAGAATTAATAACCGCGAAACGTGGATCGCCTGAGAATGGTGGCGGTACTTGGCTGCATCCAGACTTGGCAATTCAACTGGCTCAATGGTGTAACAAACCGTTTGCTATTCAGGTTTCTCGCTGGGTTCGTGGTTGGATGGTATATCTTACGGAAAAACCCCGCAAACAATGGGAGAAGAACCGACTCATTGGTAAAGTAACCCGCTGCAAGCTAACAGATGCAATTGCAGACTACCTCACACGTTACCCAGAGCTATCTGATAACGCTAAACGGTGGATTTATAAAAACACGAGCGATCATGCCTTACTCTGCCTCTTTGGTCGTCAAGCTAAAAAACTAGCAACTGACCTAAACGCAGATCCTACTAACTTGCGGGATTCTTTCACCGATGAGGAATTAAAGTTTCTTGAGGCTCTAGAAGACCTGACATCACGTCTAATCGATGGTTATGATGTTCATCCGCTAGAGGCAATTAAACAGGCTTCAGAACGGATGTTACTACCAGTGCAAGAACGAGCCTTAATTAACCAAGGTTAGGATTTACTCTTAGCACTCAATATTCCCTCCACCCCATTACAGCCTTGTGTGGGGTATTTTTTATTGAGAATATAGCAGTCTTATTGACACAACATTTATGAAAAGCTGAAAACGACCAAACAAATACGCAGTATAGGTTTAAGGTGTTCGATAGTCCTTATAGTATTAAGAGTGGTGTGCAATACTTATTTTTACTTTCGGTTAAGCTTTCAAGCTGTGGGGAGAACAACCAGAATTAAGATTATGCGAATTGAGACGACAGATAAGGAGGTGGGTTTGCAAACGAAGGCGACACCATCAGAGTCGGTGATAAGTGAGTAAACATTCTGCGCTCTGAGAATGCCCCTAGAGACTCAGCAACAAGCTAAGATGGCTACCAGTCACTCTGAACCATCATGACGACTTCCTGGACGGTATAGGCGCAGATGAGAAGATTAAAGGAAGTGGTACAGGTGTCGGGATGAGTTGATAGGCTTCGTGTAAGAACGATCGGTGATACTTGAGCAAAAACACCACTAAGAACACAACAAAAAACCGCCCAACATAAGCTAGGTGGCTAAATAAAATAATTGATTTTAGGCTGTTATTGGCACTACCTTGTTGTTGTAGACTGGTGTGTTGTTAAGCTTGGGGTTGGTGGCAGCGATTAATGTTCTTTCGATTTGGTCTAGTTGTTCGTCTGTGAATTGGATTAAACCGCTTTCGGAATACATTACACGATAAAAAACATTAATCCCTAACTTTTTCATTAGTTCAACTTCAGGTATTTGATGATAATTTACGCATCGTTGCTCCACGTTTTTACTTTTACCAACGTGTATGAATTCTATTTTGTTCTCTATTCTTGCTAACACCGCATATATACCCGCGACAGGTGGTAAATCTTTAGCGTTAATAAATAGTTTTGAATGCTTATAAAAGCTTAATATTTTACAAGCATTAACGTATTCATTACTGTTACAATCATGAATTGGTAGGGAAATGCCGAAATCACAACATAGTTTTAATGTTAGAAAATCGCTCAAATGGTTGCACATACCATGTTCATTACTGCCAAATTTAGCAGATATTATGTCCCATTGATATTTAGCTATCATGTGGTTTGGGAACGATGGATAATAACTATCAATCCGTATTCTACCAATTTTATATTGGCGGGTGTATTTGCAAAATAAGTCTTCAAAAAAGGAATCTACAGAAATGTTATACATTCCTGATATTTCTCGTAAAAAATTATAGCCGTGTGTAGTTAAACCTATAAATAATGTGTTATCTGTGTTTAAATGTATTTTCCTAACAGTGTTTTTGCTACAACCAAATCCCACACCCGACCAGGAATCAACAACTATTTCTAACAGTTTTTTTTCTTCCACAACTCCAACCTCTTTCAAACTAAATTAGAATACTATTTATACTATACCATGCAAACTATAATAACGGATAAAGTAAAAGAGAAACCCACCTCAAGCCTTATCGATAACTACGGCATCCTTAGAACTAAGGCAGTTCTAGGCAGGGTGGGGTCATCTAGTTAGTGAAATATTACACAACCAAATTGCCAAATTATGTAAATTTATGTTAAAGTATAAAGAAGAAGGGTAAAATCTTTTTTATGGTTAGGTTCGGTTAGGCGGTTTTAGGTGAGGCTCTGTCCGGCGTATTTGTGTCCGGTTGGGTATGTTCCGGTAAGGTGCGGTGAGAAGTAAGGGCGGGTTAATTCCCGCTCCACACCCTAAAAGCATAGTTCACGCAAACTATAATAGCAAGCGTGAATGGCACTAATATGCAAGTTCTTATTACAGATTTAATTAATAAAGATGGTCTATTGAAGACTAGGGCAACCTTATCGCGGGTGGGCATTCAAAAATATCTGATGGGTGGTGAGTGGGTAAGGATACTCAGAACAGAGGATGCCGTTAAAGCCTCTGCCCCCACCTTTGAAGGTTTACCCGTTACGCTCAATCATCCAGAAAGCTTTTTAGACGGTGCTACAGAAGACGAAAATATTAAAGGACATGGTAAATCCATCAAATACCGAGACGGTGTGGTGAAGGGTGAATTGACTATCACTGACAAGGATGCAGTCAAGCAAGCATTAGACACTCACCGCTATATCTCGCTCGGTTATCGTGCAACTTTAGTTAAAGATGCTGGGGTGTGGACTGACGTATACGGCGTACATGGCACTATTAATGAAAGTTACCCCTACGACTACCGACAGGAAAATATCAAAGGGGATCATATCGCCTTGGTTGAACAACCTAGAGCAGGTGCGATCGCATCTCTACAAATAGATGAAATCGAAACCGCACAAACTGAAGAAGAAATGTGCTTCACGGACTCTATAGATGAGATCCCACAAACTATTAATGTAACAAATAATAAAAAAGTTATGCCTAAAAGTTTTATTTGGAATGACAGCATTCTTACCTTAGATAGTGATAATGCTGATGATATCCTAAAAGTCCTAAATTCTCAGAAAGAGAACATCAAGTCTCTCAATGATTCTCTTTCCACAACAACCACGCAACTATCTGACGCAACGGCTTCACTATCTGCCAAAACCGATGAAGTATCTAACCTCGCTGGGCAACTAGAAGCTTTGAAGGTGCAACTGGCTGATGCACAGACCGCCAAGACTGAAATTGAAACTAAGCTAGCAGACGCGCAATCTTCCACGCTCAATGATTCTGAGATTAGCGAACGCATTGCCACTTGGAATCAAGTATTGCCTGTGATGCAGCGTGACAAGGCTGATTATAAGCCCAATTATTCTTACTCGGTTTCTCAAATCCGTGCTGAGTACCTGAAATCTAAGGCTCCACATCTGGAACAGCAACTCAAAGATGGGAATGATGCTTTTATTGCTGGTTTGTGGGAAGGACTGAAGCCTGGTGAAGAAACTGCAACAACTAGCGAAGATTTACGAATGACTTTAGATGCTGCTGATGTAACGCTGAAGCCAACCAAGCAAATTAGCCGCAATCGTCCCATTACCAATAAATAAGAGGAAAAATTATGCCTATCCAAACAGGTTTTAGTTACAGTTACGATAAAGCTTTTGCGGGAATGCTATGGGGCATTGGCTTGCGAGAGCTTATCACTGGCGTAAGTACCACAGCAATTCCTTTCGGTCGTGCTGTTGTTTTCGATTCTGCACAAACCCAACCCCATGAAGGACGTAAGCCCGTCAAACTTCCTTCTGCTTCTGGCGATCGCATTGTTGGGATTGCTCGCCACGTTCATACTGAGCCAGCAGGTGTAAGAACTCCCATTGCCCAAACAAACCAGAACGAGACTTCTGAATACTTACCTAAGTCTGCAATCAGCATTGTAGAGCAAGGGAAGATTTATGTTGAAGTGGAAGAGGCTGTTGTACCTGGCGATCCCGTTTTTGTTCGCTTTGCTGCTGGCACTGGTGGGACTAAGTTAGGTGTATTCAGGAATGACGCTGACACTTCCACGGCTGTTGCAGTGCCTAAAGCTGAATTTGTTACGGGTACATCAGCATCCGGTCTTGCAGTTATCCATATTTATAAATAAGGTTATAAGAAATGCCTAATTCTCTTTTTATTCGTGAACAATTAAACCGAGTTTCTAATACAGTAATTGAAACGGAGTTTCCTGAGTTTCAACTAGCATCTGGTCAGATGATTGACATTGAATCACCTGTCGGTGCTGGCTATGAAACTTACAGTTATGATTTGATGACGAAAGTGGGTTCAGCAGCAATCATTGCTAATGGTGCTGAAGACCTACCCCTAGTTAACGCTTACGTTGAACGTCGATATGGTCGTTACTACACTTTAGCCAACGCCTACCAGTACACGATTGATGACTTAGAACACGCTCAAGTTGCTAATACTCCCCTAACAGCTACGATGGCGGTTACGGCTCGTGAAGTAATGGAAGGCAAGTGGGACAGTTTAGCCTATGAAGGAGATCCAAATTATGACATTTTGGGCTTACTTAACTACCCTGGCATTCCTGAAGATACTGCAACCAACGACGGCAACTCTAACGGCGGCACTAACTCAACTAAGTGGCAACATAAAACACCTGTTCAAATCTACCGTGACCTTAGAAAACCTGCGTCAGATATGCGGATTGCCACCAAAGGGAAGTATTTTCCTGCGGTTTATGGACTCCCGCAAAAGCAATATGATCTTATTGCGGAAACACCGTATCCTGATAATGCAGGATCAGAAACGATTCTGAGCTTTTTCTTAAAGACTCAACGTCAATCTCCCACGGGTGTTCAGGATGTATTGCCTGTGCCTCGTTTGTTTGAAGCGTTTAATGGTGTTGATGGGTTGATTGCTTATACTAAACGACGCGATCGCCAAGAACTTAAACTTGGAATGGATTTCACTCAGCTAGGGGTGCAGATTGAAAACTTATCTTATAAGGTTCCTTGCCGGATGCGGGTGGGTGGGATCGTAGTATACCGTCCCTATGCTATGCGCCGTCTTGTTGGAATTTAGCCTTGTTTTCTTTCTCTCTCTCATTAAGCCTCCACAACGGAGGCTTTTTTATTGGTTATTTTTTAGCAGGTTTCCAGAACACTAGCTCTACTTCTTCTTTAGTTTTTAGGTCGAAAATTTCAAACCAAGAAAACCTAACGTGGTCTTTAAAAACTAAATATTGATTATAGATTTTTAAGCAATCTTTAACCAAGAAAATATAGCTATCACCATATACACCACTAACCACTGTAACAAAATTTAAAAAATCTGATTGATAGTCGTTGGTTATCATTAAGAGATCGTTTGTTCCACCTCTAGCTTCGTATTTTTCACCAACAAATATTAAGTATCTTGCTGTTTCAATCATCTTCCTCATTATCCATACAACCACACTCCACAGCGTTGACATACCCACCAGCTTCGTAAGCTCTAGCAACATCAACCGACCAACCTGTATCTTGATCGACAAAACCTGTTCCTTTACATTCTGGACAGACGAGCTTAGTTTGTTGGTTTTTCTTACTATCTTCTGCTGAGTAATCACCATACCAAGTCAATAGCACAGCTTTAGAGTAATCTGGAGTGTAGGATACAATATGTTTGTTTGCCTCATAGAAGCTGTTTAGCGCTTGTTGTAATTTCTCCTTGCTATTCTCGCTAACAGCATAGATTGCATCCTCATACATATCTTCCACAGAATCTTCAATTATTTCTTCTGCACTAACCTCTCTCATTCCTTCAGAAGAACACGCCCAACAATAAGTTGGAATATCTTCTTTTGCAATTTCACCATCATCGATCTCTTCTAAAATAGCTTCCTGTAGACTATCAACCGTGTGGAAGAATCCTTGATTGCCGCAACTCTCCAATAACGCAAGGTATACATAACCATCCCATGTGGTTAATTTCTCAGCTTTGTCAAATAGACTTTGTTCCCTGCTCATTCTTCATTAACTCCTTCTTTTAGCTTAACTATTTCCTAATTATAATAAATTTTATACTCTAAAATGGTAAATGATAACACTTTGGTTACTAAATTGAAACAATCCCGCAGAGAATATCTACAAGAACTAGCCAACAGCCTGAGAACTGATGACCAGTATGAGTTCTACATCGAGTTCAGAGGACGTGGTGGCTGGTATGGTGTTTCAGAATATCCTAGATGGTTTGGTGACACTGGGCTGCTTTTAGGCTACAACTGGCAGAGTGCTGAGTATTCTTTAAAGCAAATACTAGGATAAAATAGAATAATTTTATAGTCTTTTTATAATTTCTGTGATAATATAAAGCTAAAAGCCCTTCGCGGTGCTACTCACACCCAAGGGCAAAAAACACTAATATTTAACTCAGATGTCTAATAATAACACAAATCGAGCAAAAGTAGCACCCATTTACTTTGGTGAAGATGTGGTATTCGATGGATTGCTACTTCCTAACGATGATTATGCGGTGGGTGTTTCACAGGTTTCTGAATTATTCCAGTTCCCCAATAAACACGCCTCAAGGGATATTAAAGCTTTACTGGGTAAGGATTTCCAGTTCCCCAAAAGCGCGTCAGAACTGAACCCTAAGGAAGTAAATATACTCACCCTAAATCAGTTTGAGACTGTAATGGTAGAGCTTGCTTTTACAGGTAATGAGAAAGCTAAAACACTTGTTCGGGCAATGACAGGGTTGTCTCTGCGTCAAATCTTCGCTGATAGCTTTAACCGGAAGCTTGAGAAAGACGAACGTCAAGCAATCTTAACCCAGCAATTACGCAACAAGGTAGCACGACGACTTTTGACAGACGCTATACGCGACTATATGACCCGTAACGGTGTTGAGGGTAATGCAAAGGCATGGATGTACCGGAACGTTACCGATAAGACCTACAAGCTTCTATTCGGTCGGAGTTGTAAACGATTAAAGGAGGATTGGAGTTCAGATGATGTTAGGGAGTCACTAACAATAGACGAACTGAGCGATTTAGAAAACCTAGAGAAAACAGCAATGCGAAAGATCGATAAGGAGAATATGCACCCATTAGATGCGGTGGAGAGTGCGTTTAATATTTTACTGCTTGATGCCTGTCTGCGGTAGATTATAGTTTAGATCTCAAAAATGATCGGGAAGTAATCAACCCGATCATTTTTTATGCTTTGAATAAGTTCTACTCTTAACAAACTCGTATCGCTCTTGATACGTCATTCCTTGAGCGGAACCAGCCTGTATTTCATCATTAAAGCTTTCCATCCAGTCTTCTTGCTCAACCCAATGGTGGTGCTTCCGCATAGTCTCTAAGAGCTTCGGGCTCGGCTCAGGTGGCTTCTCTAACAATGCTATGAAAGCTTTCCACATCTCAAGATTCAAAACTATTTCATTATCCATATTGATCTTTGTTATTCTGTCCCATACTTTGCATAACTCTTAGAGCATTCTGGTTATAAATCACAATATCCCCTAGTAAAATCACTTCCAACACTTCTTTAAGTTCTCTTCTTATTGGTGTTTCTTGGAGCTTAATAGCTGCTTCTACAAAGTCAATCGCATCTCGTGATTTTTGATAATTCATGATTAACCTTCCACTAAAACATTATTAACAAAATCTTTAGCATCATTAAAAGTATAAATCTCTTTTGTCTTTAAATTTAACCCGTCTTTAGACAGTAAATTTATAAAAAGGGAAAACTTATTTTCTGCAAATGGGCTTACAGAAATACCAATTACTTTATCATTCTTTATATTAGGATGGTGAAAAAAGCCTTTACAACGGCTTGTAAAGGCGCAAAATAGCAAATATTCCCTTATTTGTATCATAAGATTGATTTGTGTAGGGGAAATACCACCTATATTGGTCATAATAAATAGAGGATTAATTACTCCTCTATTATATCATTCTTTAGTTGGTAAGTGCGCCCATGTGGCATCTCTCCCACCATAACTTAAACGCCTCAACAAGTCATAGGAATAATGTAGATTCTCTCCTGATTTGTTTCGGTATCCGCTAGCAAAATATTCTCCCCAAGGGTCATTTACCCACCATCCTTTTTCGTCATATCCTCTTAGTACGATAATATGTCCAAACTTCGTAAACTTGCCACTATAAATAACAGGATCACCATTAGCTAAATGCCTCTTAACTTCCTCCCAAGGGGCAGCCATTTTGAAGTTGCCCTTCATTCCATAAGCGTTAAATAACTGACGTAGATGGTCATGTGAATGTCTAGACCAACCTCGTTTTGTTACTTCTTCAAATAGCTCATCCTCTAGCTGATGGCTCTGGCGTTTAGGTCTTACACCATAGTAGTAAAGACACATTGCCACACTTGTTACATTACAAGTTCCTGACGGTCTATAGGCGTTATCTCGTTGAGAAAAATAGGGGATTGGTAGCCTAACTTCGGTAGGTAGCTTGTCACCAGCCTTGAAATTCCCTACCACTTTTAAACCATCATCTTGAAGTATCTCCACATGAGGTTTATAAGCAACCCAGGTATTTCTACCTTTTAGAAATTCTCCATCAAGAGCAATCCTAATATGTTCGCCTAAAGGTTTATAGGAATGTAGGTTAAACTCTGTACCTGCCACCACCCCTACTTTTTCATTGTCTGGTAGTAGGTTAGATTGCTCAATCGTTTGTTTTAATACTGTATCTGCAACTATCTTCAGTTTCACAATTCTTCATCTATATCACTTACTTAGTTTGATATGATGGAGATTGTTTACTAATTTCCACTATGTACGCTTTAGGTTGTTATTTTGAGGGTTCGTTTGTTGGTTACTTCTACACATATCTAGAGTCGGGTTATGAGCGATACACATGGAGTAAGCAAACAACGTTTACAAAAACCTGGAAAACAGAAAAAGGTGCTGAGAAAAATCTCAAATACTATCAAGAGCGTTTAGATGACAGTAAGCGGGGTATAACTCTGAAGATAGAAAAGATTTAATCAAAAATCAGCAAGGTGACGATAAACTTCTTCCCGTTCTGTAACCGAATCTAAGGAAGCTTCAAAACCTGTTTGCTCATTCTTTGGTTCTTTGTTATCTTTCACCCAATTCCTAAAATCATCCCATTCCGCATACCAAGGATTAGCACCCATTTCTGGATCGTAATCTAATTTATCCCAAGGTAAATTGTTATAAATTCTTTCTCTATGTGAGATTGGAATATCTTTCCAATATTCTTTAACTATGGAAATTATTTCTAAGCCTTCTTCTTTCCCCATAGTATGTTCTAAAGCATTGACTGCAAATCCTAATATCCCAATATCTTTATCATTCATTCACTCCACCTCAAACAATATTAGATTCAATCCGTCAGTTAATGTACCTAATACATCGTCGAGCGATCTCAATTGTTTGCCAACACCCTCACCCTTAGGTTCACGACGGGTCTGAGCTTCCTTATCGGCTATTGCCTTGATAGTAGCTAAAGCTTCTACAGGGTCTTCATCTGTTCTGAGTATATCCAGCAAGGAACGCCCGTTTAAAATTGGACGATGTACCAGCTTATCTAGACGGATGATGTTTGCTTGATTAAATTTATCGGCAGCGCGGGACAATTGCTGAATACATATTACTGCTTCTCCCTTTGGCTCTTGTCCTGCTAACCAAGCATAGACCGTAGGACGAGTGACTCCTAGAACAGAAGCTAAATCAGACATACTTATAGCAAATACATCACGGATGTTAGCAACATGCTCAGCAGGGGATCGTATATCAGTCTGCTTTGCCCTAGAAGGTTCGACATGTATACATCCAAACCAAATAGTTTCGTCTGAGTCTTGGACATTTTTTATGGCACGAGGTTTGTATTCCAAACTTTCGTGTTCAATTAACCCAAATTGTTTTAAATCTGGATTTTCTCCGTCGCTCCCATCTGGATTGCAAATACGATAACCTTTTGGGGCTGTACCTCCAGTAGGTATACCACAATTTTTAGCTGCCATTAACCCTGCAAAATCGGCTCCTGTTTGTCCACCACTGATTACCTTTTTCGGATATCTTTTTTCTTCAATAATATTAGATTCAATCCGCCAGTTAATGTACCTAACCAATACATCAGCATGACAGTCTTTAGGTTTACACCAGCACAACAACTTAATAGAATCGCCAGCTTGTATTTTTTCAATAATTCGTTGAATTTCTTCCTCAACTTGAATTGGTGTAGATTTAACTCTGCGGTTTGAAATTTTTACGCCAAACTTCTCAGCGATGGGATTAAGATCAATCGGTTTATCAGAATCCCTATTCCTAAAGCACTCCCACAAATAACTTCTAAAAGCTTTGATAACTGGCGTTCTTAGTGATTCATCTCTCCCCATATCAAATGGGTTTCCCAATATGGTAGAACGATCAACACGAATATTAGTCCATCCTATTTTCATATCTGATATCAATGATCCTGATTGGATAACCATTTTATTCCCCTTTTAGTTAAAAATTAATCAGTATATCCAATTCCTACTTGTCCCAAAATCAAATTATCCCATTCCTGGTAAAGAACAGCCCGCCTTAATTCCAATCTCCCAAGCTGTCTAAATTTCCTGTTACCCCATCTAATCATAATCTGCTTGTACCTCGAATAATGATTACATTGTCGGCATCCACATTTCTTACACGGTTTATATTTGTCTGAAATTTGCATTCTAAAAAATTTTTAAGTATTCTTTAATAATGGAGTTAGAATCGTTTTTTAAAACATTCTGAGCATACTCCCACAATGTTCTAGCTATATCCACACTCCCCAATCCGTACTCTATCGCCTCTAGTGCTGCATATCTAACTTCCGCATCTGAATGATGTAGAGAAGATTGAATTATCCTAACTGCGCTTTTCTCAGATGTTGGTTTCTCCAATAGCACTTCAACAACGTTAAGCAGCGCTACCACATAAGAAGGACTAAGTTTGCTCATTATTGATTCCAGTCCACTTAAATCATCAGAATCAAAAGTTATTTGCCCTTCAATTAATTTTTCTCTAATGATGTATGTTATTTTTTCAAAATGCTCAATATACTGATTTTCTATTAGCTCATAAAGTAGTGTCATTATTTTATCCTCATTAAAACGATAATTATCAATTACAACATTTGGCTTCCATTTAGGAAGTTCATCTAAATCAACTTCAACGTCACCTGAGCATACAATTTTTGTACTATTTAGTAGTGGAAAAACTCCTCGGCAATCTATGTCTTCCTCCGCATCTTCTTCAATTACATATTCGTATTCATCACCATTTGGCGAAACTGAGTTAATGCTAACTTTCAACTCCTTATAGATATTTTCATTATAATATCAATCAAACTATAAAAGAACTATTTATATTATAACAAAATGACAACAGTTGTAAACAATCAAAACGGGCTAATTACTATTAATTATGTTGGAGGAAAAGAAAACTCCATTGCTCTCTATCCT